ATTTCTTATCAAAAATAATTTCATTTGACTTTGATATTAAATTTTTATAATATTCATTTGCAAGATTTTCTCTAACAAAGGATTTAAGTTTCTTTTTTTTCTTGTTATTTTTAAATAAAATTATATGGTATTTTGAATCCATAGAGTAATGATAATAAATTTATAAAAAATTAAAATAGTTGGAAAATTTTTACGAAATACTTGGAGTCGATAGGTCATCAACACAAGATGAAATTAAAAAGGCGTATCGAAAATTAGCAGTTGAACATCACCCTGATAAAGGTGGTAATGAAGAGACATTTAAGAAAATTTCTCAAGCGTATGATACTTTGGGTGATGATGAAAAAAGAAGACAATATGATTTAGGTGGTAGTAATCCGTTTGGAGGGTTTGACTCAGACCCATTTAGTATGTTTAACGATTTGTTTAATAATATGGCGGGTCCAAAACAGAAAAGAGCACCTGATAAAGTAGTTGATTTAAATATAGGTACAATTGATTCTTTTTTAGCTCATAATATAGATGTTCAGTTTAGTCGAAAAGTTAATTGTAACACCTGTAATGGACAGGGTGGGGATAGAATTACTTGTAACACTTGTAATGGTTCAGGTAGAATAGTACAAAGAGTTGGTAATTCTTTCTTCTCAAATATTTTACAGACAACATGTAACTCATGTCAAGGTAAGGGATATTCATTAAAGAATGTTTGTTTCTCCTGTGCTGGTGAAGGTAAAAATAATAAGTTTGAAACTATTAATATCAATTTACCTCATGGTATATCTGATGGTCAATTGATTAAAGCATCATCTATGGGTGATTATCATAATGGTTTGTTTGGTGATTTAATATTAAAAGTTAAAATAACACCACAGGATGGTTTTGATAAGGTAAACAACGACTTAGTATACAATTATCAAATGTCGTTAGATGATTTTAATAAAGATACTTTAGATGTCCCACATCCATCAGGTAGTCTAAATATTAAATTACCTGAAGAGATAGATACAACAAAACCCCTACGTGTTAAAGGTAAGGGTTTTAAAAATGACGGTATTGGTGATTTCTATGTTAATATGTACGTTAAACACAAGAGGGGGTAGATTTATTCGTCTATCTCTGTTAGATACATCCAAGCATAATCGTTGTATTCAATTGCGATGAATATATAACCTTGAGTTTCAGATGGACCCATATGGAAGTTACAGTTACCACCTTGTGAATCTAACATTCTGTAAGTGATATATGAATCTTCGTCACTTAGTTTGGTTACTACACGATATACTTGGGTTTGTTGACTAAAGATGGTTACTTTGTCGTCTTCTAACTTGATTAGAATATCCACTGATGTTGGTGAACCATTCCATACGATTTCGTTATTTGTGTCTCTATAACCTGTATAGAGTTCTACGGCTTTAGCAAAACCTACTTCTTGAGAGAATGATAATAGTGTTGAAAGAACTAAAAAGACTGATAAGATAAATTTTTTCATTGTGTATATTTTTTTGTAAAGATACTATATTCTATGGATTTATGAAATAAATATTGTTATTTTTTTTAGGTATGAAGAAAATATTATTTATAGTCCCACACCTATCTACTGGGGGACTACCACAGGTTACTACGAATAAGATTCAACTTCTTAAAGACGATTATATTATAAAGTGTGTTGAATACGGGTGTTATTCTTGGGATTTTGTTGTTCAGAAGAACAGAATTAAAAATATGATTGGTGAGGACAATCTTATTACTCTATGGGATGATAAGAATGTTTTAATTGATGTTATTAACGATTTCCAACCTGACATTATATCAATGGAGGAGTTCCCTGAATTTTTCATGGATAATAACATTACAAGACAAATTTATAGACAAAATCGTCCATATAAAATATTTGAAACCACGCACGATTCAAGTTTTAAACCAACATCTAAGGTTTGGTTTCCTGACAAGTTTATCTTTGTTAGTGTGTTTAATGCTATTCAGTATTCAATGTTTGACATACCTTATGAGGTAATTGAGTATCCTATTGAAAACAGAGAAAAAAGAAAGAACATGCTCCAAGAAAAACTTGGGTTCGATAAAGGGTGGAAACATGTTGTTAATGTTGGGTTATTCACTGAAAGAAAAAATCAAAAATACATTTTTGAAATTGCTCGTAAGTTAGAAAATAGTAAAATTAAATTTCATTTCATTGGAAATCAGGCAGATAACTTTAGAAGTTATTGGGAACCACTGATGAATAACAAACCTGAAAACTGTATTATTTGGGGTGAAAAGGATAATGTAAATGAATTTTTGGAAGCGTCCGATTTGTTTATGTTCCCATCAAAAGGGGATAGAAATAATAAAGAATTAAATCCAATTGCCATTAAGGAGGCTATTGAATATGGTATTCCTATGATGATGTATAATTTGGATGTGTATTGTGGAAAATATGATAAACTACCTCAAGTTACATTTTTAACTGGAGATATAGATAAAGATGTAAATAATATGATGGATGTATTAAATGTTGGGGGTATTGACTCTCTTTTCAGTTTTGATTTTAATGGTGATAATAATCAGATTACCATTAACTATACCGGCAATAAAAAGTTTGATTTTAATGTTAGTATTAGAGACATAACTTCAAAGGCTCCGATGTATTGGTTTAATTTACCTTTGGAATACCCAATATTTTATTGGACAATGCCTATCCCAATTCATATTAAAAAATTCAAAGACAATCCTAACTTTAGAGGATTTTTAGTTGAGTTCTATGATGTGGAAACAAACGAATTAGTTTTTGGTCAAGAGTTAATTGTTAATCCTAATTTCTACCCAAGAATACCTGAATTTAAATTTAAACCTTTGGATTGTAATTACATTAACTATTATGAGTTTTTTGTTGATAGATGTTTTGATGATTTAAAGTTAGAAAATCTTGATACTGTAATTGATATTGGTGCTAATGTTGGGTTATTCGCTAAGTACATGTATACCATAAATGCTAAAAAAGTTATTTTAGTTGAGGCAAATCCATACCTAAGGGAAAGTATTGAATATCATTTAGATGGTGATTTATCTAAATCAACCATTTATATGAACCCTGTTTACAAGGAACATACCAAGATTGATTTCAGATTTTCAAAAGAAAATTCAACTATTGGGTCAAATGTTTTTGACGGTAATGTGGGAGAATATGGTCAACTTAACAATTTAATTAGTTGTGACACTATTACTATTGATGATATCTACAAAGATAATGACTATGGTAGAATATCATTATTTAAATGTGATATTGAGGGTGGTGAATACCCAATTTTTGAATCAATTACTGATGAACAGATTGGATTGGTGGATAGATTTATGATTGAGTTTCATGAAAATACCAATGGACAAATTAATATCATACTTGAAAAACTTGAAAAAAATGATTTTGAATATGATATTATCATTTATGAAATGGGACGTAAAACTAAAGCGGATAAAAACGCTAAACATGGAGTAATCTTTGCTAAACCTAAAAATAAAGTTAACAATGACATTTTAGATTTTTCACAAAACAATGAACAGGAAATAATTCTATCATTTTTTGATGGGGAAGACCCAAAAACAAATAAATTTTTAGATATTGGTGCGAATGACGGTAAAACATTTTCAAATACACACGCGCTTGCATTATTAGGATGGGATGGAGTTTGTGTTGAACCTACCCAAACTGCTTTTTTAAAATTACAGAATTTATATAAAAAAAATAAAAATATTAAATGTATTAATGCGGGTGTTTCAAATAAAACAGATGTGATAAATATACATGAAAGTTTGAACTGGGATGTGAGCGATGCTCCGCAGGGAATATTATCTACTATACATCCTGAAAATAAAGAAAGATTTATTGGAATGAGTTGGAAAGAAAATCAAATAATAGTATACAATTTTAATGATATTGTTGAATATTATGATTTAGAAAAAGATACCTATGATTTCATTAATATTGACGTTGAAGGGCATGAATTAATTGTAATAGATGAAATACAAAATAAATTAAAAAAATGTAGATTATTGTGTGTTGAAAAAACTAATGATGAAAATAGTAATCAAAAAATAATACAAAAACTACATGAATTTGGATTTACAATTACGCATACAACAACTGATAATTATATTGCTAAAAAAATAAAATAATATGAAATTAAGAACACCTGGTACATTGTCATCATCGGTTTACGATGTCACAAAAAAATTTGAAGAACAATTAGCTGAATATGCTGGTGCACCATATGCTGTTACAGTTGATAATCAAAGTAACGCTTTATTTTTAGCGTTGTATTATGAGAAAATTAATGGTAAAACAATTAAAATACCAAGTAGAACATACCCGTCAGTACCTTGCGAGATTATCCACGCTGGAGGTAAAGTCGAGTTTGAACCTGTTTATGGGTCAACATTAAAAGGAGCGTATCAACTATCACCAACAAATGTTTGGGATTCGGCATTAAGATTTACAAGTGATATGTATATACCAGGAACACATATGTGTTTATCATTTACAGGCCCATATAAACACTTAAAACTTGGTAAAGGTGGTGCAATCTTAACTGACGATTTTGAGGCTTACAAGTGGTTTAAACGAGCGAGATATTCAGGTAGGAATGAAGTATCGTATCATGATGATAATTTTGATATGTTAGGATGGAATTTTTACATGATGCCTGAAATTGCTTCAAGAGGTTTATTACTTATGAATCAATTTTATAACATGGATGGTACACCTAAACATAATGAAGATTTGGAACTACCATATCCTGACTTATCAAAATTTGAAATATATAAAAAATAATGGGATTTTATAGTAAAAATGAGTTGGTCGAAATAGGTTTCAAATCTATTGGGGATAATGTTTTAATTTCTAATAGATGTTCAATTTATAATCCTAAAAATATTGAATTGGGTAATAATGTTAGAATTGATGATTTTTGTGTGATAAGTGCTGGTAATGGAGGAATTAAGTTAGGTAATAATGTCCATATTGCAATTTTCTGTAGTTTAATGGGTAATGAAGAAATTGTAATGAAAGATTTTTCAGGACTATCTTCTAGAGTATCCATATATACATCAACAGATGATTATAGTGGGGAATTCATGACAAATCCCACAGTTAATAAAGAATTTACAAATGTGATTTCAGGTAAAGTCATATTAGGTAAACATGTTATTATTGGTGCGGGTACTATAATATTACCAAATGTTGAGATTGAAGATTATAGTGCTATAGGTAGTTTATCATTAGTAAATAAAAACATATCTGAGTCTAAAATTGCGGTTGGAATACCGGCTAAAGAAATAAAGGATAGAAAAAAAAATATAATAAATTTAGAATGCGAGTATCTGAAAAAATTTTAATTTCTGAAGATATGGTTAAAGATTTCTCTGAGTTATCAGGAGATAAAAACCCAATACACTTAGATGAGGAATACGCTAAATCAACTATTTTTGGTAAAAGAGTTGCTCACGGGATGTTATTAAGTTCCTTTTTTTCAAGATTGATATCTGAAGTATATCCTGGTAAGGGTTCAATATATCTACAACAAAATTTGATTTTTAAAAACCCTTGTTTTATTAATGATGAAATTGAGGTGATTGTAGAACTTGATAAAAAAGACGGAAATAAGTTTTTTTTAAAAACAATAATTTTTAAAGATGATGAAATTTTAATTGAGGGGAATGCAATAATTCTAAAAAAATAATAGGGATAAATAATGAAAAAAATACTTACGGTAGTAGTACCATCTTATAATTTTGAAAAATATATTGAAGAGTGTATTGATTCAATATACTCTCAAAAAATTAATTATGGGTTTGATGTGATAGTAAGGGATGATGGGTCGACAGATAATACTAAAGATGTTTTAATTAAATTAAAAGAAAAATACCCTAATTTAATAATTTTAAATGGTGATACTAATTTAGGAGGTTTTGAAAATATTAGAACTTTATTAAATTACTGTAAAACAAAATACATTGCTTATATTGACGGAGATGATTATTTTGATAATTATACAATCTTAAATGAAGAAGTTGAATTTTTAGAGAACAGTCCAAATTATAGTATGGTTTGTACAGGAACAAGATATTTGCATCCCGATGGTACCAAGATACCTACAGTTCCTGAATTGTTTATTAGTTCATTTCTTGACGATATAACTACAGATGATTTATTAACTATTAATCATGCATCTTTTGCGAGGGTATTTAGAAACATACCAAATTTAATTAAAGATTATTTTACAAATTTACCTTATGTTGATTGGCCGCTTAATTATGAAATTAGTAAACACGGTTTAATTAAGTGTATTCATAAATGTGGGGGAATTTATCGAATATCAAATGATGGTATGTTTTCAAATATTTCGGAAGAAGAAAAAAACAAAAAAAACATAATAGTTTCTAATGAACTCAAAAGACAAAATATTAAAGATGAATTTAAAACAATAACAATAGTCGATTGTTTTATCCATAATGAAAATGTTTTAAATAAGTTGGAGTTATGTATTAATAACTTAAAAAAGTATAACCATACAATACTTCTTGTGTCTAATACTATTGTTCCTGAACATATATTAAAAATTGTTGATTATCATTTATATAACTCAAATAACATTCTTTTTGAAGGTGAATACACTAATTCCGAACCAGTTATTTTTTGGAAAAACCTTGGTTCATTAACAACTCATGAAGTTACAAATACAATACAAAAACATGGATTACCTGTTATGGTTAATTTGTTTAACTCATTAGATTTGTGTAAGTCATTTGGGTTTACACATTTCCAAAGAATTGAAGTTGATGATTTATATAGTGAAGAAGGTTATGAATATATGACAACTGTACCAGTGATTTGTTCTACTCAAAACAAAAAGGGAATGTTTTATTTTAATGAAGGTAGAGATGTTTCGTTCCATTATTTTTATTGTGAAATAGAATACTTCCAACAGATAATTAATAGGATTAATTGTGAGGAAGATTATAAAAATTATTTACAAAATAATGGATTTGGTACTGATTTTATTAATGTTGAAAAATATCTTTATCACAATATTAATCAAAAAGATAATGGATTTTTGATTAGAAAAAATGGTGAAATATCCATGAATGAAGATTTTGTGGGTACGATTTGGAATACTGAAACGACAGTTAGTAATATATCATCAAAGTTTAACGGATGCTCAATTAAAATTTATAATATTTTAGGACAAGATTCTAAAATGGTATTATCGTATAATTACAATAATTTTAAATCAGAAAGAAAAATAATTGTTAATTTTTTAGATGATAGTAATGAAACTTATTATTATACTTTGGAAAATTATGGTCATTGGTCATTTAATATTTTTAATAGTGAAATTAAAAAAGTATCGGTATATGACACTCAGACAAATGAATTTTTATACGATATTATAAATGAAAATATTCTTGATTATGTGGTATTTTCTTAATTTTAAAATTTAAAAAATGTATAATAATAAAAAAATATCTTTAACAATAATGTCTTGTAAAAGACTACATTTCTTAAGACGTGTTATTAAAGCATTTTCTGTTTTTTGTTTAGATACGGAAATAATAGATGATATAATTTTCTTTGACGACTCATCTAATAATGACGATAAAAGAGAAATGGAAAAATTACTAAATGATTATTTTCCAAATACAAACAAAATCATCACTCACTTTTACCCGAATTCATTTCCTGATAATTTTAGACACGCTAGAGTATTAAATTCTTGGAGAGATAAATTAATCGAGACTGATTCTGATTATTGTTTTTTATTGGAGGATGATTATCTTTTTATGGATTTATTCAAGATTACTGAAGCGATAGATGCGTTAAGTTTAAATAATGGTTATGCTTATTTTGGATATTCTCAGAGTTTTAAAAAATTTCCTGATAATATCAAACCTGTTGAATATGAAAATTATTGGGAGTGGTACTATGACCCAAATTTACCATTGAATTGTAATTTATTTTATGATGATGTTTCGGCATTACAAGTAGTTCAAACACCTGACTTATGGTTAACATATATTAACTGGCCAAGTTTTTCATTAAGACCTGGTGTTCATAATGTCAAAAAACTATTGTCAATAGGGGAATTTTCAACAACATTCAATCCAAATGAAACTAAAGTTGAATTGGAATTTGCTGAAAGGTGGTCAAAAAAATATAAATCTTTATGTCATAAAAGATTCCACATTATCAATTTAGGTTTTGAACCATCAACAAGTGCTTATACAATAAATAAATCAGAATAATAATATGAAGTTTAATTTAATTAGATTGGAAGAAAAACGATTAATTACAGAATCTGTTTGTGAAATACATTATAGTGTTGAAAATCCAATCAGTAATGAAAGTACTATAAAATTAACTATACTAGACCCATTTTTTAATATCGAATACATACCAGGTTCGGACACTGTTACAATTCCAAATAATATTAATTTTTGGACTCGATTTAGTGTTGATGAAATTGATAATAATGAAAAACCTAATTTAAAATTTGGTGTTAGAATTAAAGTTGAAGATTTAAGTACTAATCAAATAATATATGATGAGGTAATTAAGACTCACCATAAATCTTTTGAAATGCGTAATCATTCTTTATCTAATCCTGAATATCTTAAAAGAGCTTGGATTATAGGGGATTCAAACGCTTGGGCTAGTTTTGGCGATACTAATAATAAATTTGATAGGGTAGGGAGACATGTACCTATAAGGGTTAGTCAGACTTCATTAAGTTTAAATCGATTTGTTAATGGTGACTTCTTAGGGTTACTTGATTCTCTTCCGATACAAGAAAAAGATGTTTTAGTGTTCTATTTGGGTGAGATAGATTTCAGATACACAATTCATAAACATTGTGAAAACAAGAACATTACTTTAAAAGAAGCTTGTTTAGAGTTGATGGATAGTTACTTTAATTCAATTTTAAAAATTAAAGAAATTTATAATAATCGTATTGTTATATTGTCACCTAATCCACCGATGAGAGATGGATTTTTATATGAATATATATTAGGAACTGAAGATGATAGAAAACTTTGTTTTAAATTATTCGATACATATTGGAAAAATAAAATTGGTTTTATTGAATATTTGGATTGGACTAAAGACTATACACTACCTGATGGATTAGTTGACACATCTAAACTATGTAATAATAATCACCATATTCGTTATTACGATTCAATAGTGAATTTATTATCTAAACAACTTTCTAAATCAACAAAAACAAATATTATAAAAACTAATGAACCAAAAGAGTTAGTGGATTATTGTTTGGATTTTGATTTGATGGAAAAATGTATTTTCATGCAGGTGTATGAAGAAATATTAACATTATCCTATTGGCTAGGAGGGTTTAAACCTCATAATATATTAGAAATTGGGACAATGGGTAGTACCTTTTGGTTGATGTCAAAACTATCAACGGGTAAGAAAGTTTCAGTAGATATTGAACCAAGACAATCAATTATACATCATTTTATGCACGGAGAAGATTGGAAATTCTTCCAAGGGGACTCACATACTAAAGATATGTTTGAACAAGTAAAAGATTTTTGTCCAAAATACGATTTTATTTTTATTGATGGTGACCACACATATGATGGTGTTAAACATGATTTTGAATTATATAAAAATTTATTATCACCACGTGGTGTGATTGGTTTCCACGACATTGACCCTAACCATATATTCGCCGATAGTTACGCCGGTCAGGTTTATAAATTTTGGCAAGATTTAGATGAAGGTACAAAAATTAATTTAGTATGTACTAAGTCATCTGGTAATGTTAAATTAAATGGTCAACACTCACAAGGGTTTGGTGGTATTGGATTATGGAGACCGTAAAAAATCATATGAATTATAAGATTAAATTAGTTCATTTACAGACAACACAGAATGAACATAGAGAAAAAGAATCAAGAAAATCTGTACAACAGGTAATCCCTTATGGTATTGAATATGTTTTACATCAGAACGAGTTATATGCTTCTTTACCTCCAATTCATACTAGTGTTAGACCACATAATGTTAGAATGGGTAAGTATGAAGATGTTAATGACCCTGAATATGGTAACGCTTTAACACCGGCTCACTACGGATGTTTTGAAGCATTTAAAATAGGTATCTTATCTGAATTTGATAATGATTTAGATTTCTTAATTGTCTGTGAAGGTGATTGTATTATAGAAGTTCCGATTGAGGAGTTTATAGATAAAGTTAATCAGGTGTGTAGTATTGTTAATCAGGAAGACATTTCTTATTTTTCATTCGGTGATACTAAAACCTTAGATTATGGATGGCACCAATCTGATGTGGTTAGGGAAATACCAAATCAAGATTTATTGTTTATTACAAATAAAATAATTGGTTTACAATGTATAATGTTTTCAAAGAAATCACGTAAAACAATAATGAACCAGTTGAGAACACATAGATGGGATTGTGCTGACACGTTTTTCAATATAATATGTTCAGAACAAAGATTGACCATGGGTGTTTTAAATAAAAGAATAACAACTCAAGTAGATGGTGAGTCATTTATAGATAAAGAATATAAAGTTTTTACAAAATAGTATGAAAAATTTAAAAATCCTATTTAATTTTGCAACAAGGAGTAGACCTAAAAAATTTATTAATGTAATTAATGAGTTATGTGATAAATTATACGATTATGAAAATTGTATAATTTTAGTCTCAATAGATAATGACGATGATACAATGAATTCAGATGAAATTAAAAATTTTATTTTAAATCATAGATATTCAAGTATTATAAAAGTATTTTCATCGGACTCTAAAGGTAAAATAATTGCCACAAATTATAATATTAATAAAATATCTGATTGGGATATTGTTATGAATATTGCTGACGATTTTGAATTTCCTAAAGAAAATATTGATTTACATATTAGAAAATATATGTTAGAGTTTTACCCTGATTTAGACGGTATTTTACATTTTCCTGATGGTATACAAAATGAATTAATTTGTACACATCCTGTTATGGGTAGAAAATATTATGAAAGATTTGGTTATATATTTAACCCTATTTATTATTCTTTTTACTGTGATGATGAACTTACTCAAGTCGGTAAAATTTTAAATAAAATAACATATATTGGTGATTTTATTTATTTACATAAACATTATTATTTTAACCCAGGGTCAATGGATGAACTAGATATTGAGAATGAAAAATATGCTTCAACAGATAGGGAAACTTATGATAAAAGAAAAAATGAAAATTTTAGTTTAATATGAGAATTACACAAGTAACACCTGGAATTATTACAATACCACCAAATGGTTGGGGGGCGGTTGAAAAAGTAATATGGGAATATTACAACAATATTAAAGAGTTAGGACACCAATGTGATATAAAATATCTTAATGAGGTAGATACTAACAGTAGTGATATTATTCATATTCATATGGCTAATTTGGCTATTGAAGCGGCAAATAGAGGTATCCCTTATATCTTCTCATTACATGACCACCACGTTGTTTATTACGGTAAGGAGTCATCTAACTACCAACAAAATTTAGAAGCAATTAAAAGGTCTGTGATATCTTTCACCCACGCTGAGTTTTTAGTTGATTACTTTGATGAGACAGATAAGTTGTTCTATCTATCACATGGTGTTAATACTGATTTCTTTAAAAATGACAATCCAAAAAGAACTGAACATAAATTATTGTGTTTAGCAAACAATGGTATTGGTGGTGATTCAACCTACGATAGAAAAGGATTTAGATATGCGATTGAATCCGCAATCAAATTAGATTTACCTATTACTGTTGCTGGTCCTGAAAATAACAGAATATTCTTTGAACATCACAATGACTTATTAAATTACGATAAGTTAACTTTAATGTTCTCAAATCCAAATGAAGAACAAATATTAGAACTATATAAAAGTCATTCAATCTTCTTACATCCATCTATGTTGGAAGCCGGACATCCAAACCTAACATTATTAGAGGCGGTATCTTGTAATATACCCGTTGTTGGTACTTATTTGGGTTCACAAACAATAGAAGGAATGGTTATAGTTGAAAGAGATGTAAATCAAATAGTTAGTGGTATTAAACAAGTAATTGACAATTATGATTTATATTTAAATAACACTGAATTAGATAGACAAAAATACGATTGGAGTGTTATTACTAAAAGGATGGTTAGAATTTATGAAGACCTTATTAACAGTAGAAAAAATTTGAATAGTCTTGAGACAAAACAAAGATTTGATAAAGTATTTGAAAATACTGAAATAAAACCAAAAGAGATGGTTGAAAAAATTGAAGTAATTAATCATTATATCAACGGAGCGTTAGTTGAAATTAAGGGTAATAGTGATAAACGATATTTGGTTGAGTTTTGGAATCAGAGTGGTGACTGTGAATATCGTGAGGAGATTGGTTGTAATATGTGGGTCAGATTAAGTAAGAAATATTTTGATGAGTATACTTTAAAAATTTACTCTGAAGGTAATTTAATTAGTGAAAAGAAATATAATGCGGAGAACAAACGAGTATATATCGCTTTAGATTCTAAATCTTTAGGTGATACATTCGCTTGGGCACCTTACGCTGAGGAATTTAGAAAAAAACATAATTGTAAGGTTATCTGTTCAACATTCTTTAACGATTTGTTTGTAAAACAATATCCTGAAATACAATTTGTCCCCCCTGGCAGTACGGTTGATAACCTATACGCAATGTATGAGATAGGTTGGTTTTACGATGGTGATAATGTTAAAACTGATAGACACCCAAGTGACTTTAAATTAGGTCCATTACAAAAAACCGCGACAGACATTTTAGGTTTGGAATATAAGGAAGTAAAACCTTTAATTAAAAACCCTAACAAGTTAAAGAAAAAACGAGTTGGATTGGGTATTCATTCAACCGCTCAATCCAAATATTGGAATAACCCAAAAGGATGGCAAGAAATTACTGATTATCTTATATCTCTTGGTTATGAGGTAATCATTTATTCAAAAGAGGAAGATGGGTATATGGGTAATTTTTATCCTAAAGGTGCTAAACAAAACCCTTCTGGCTCAATCTATAAACTGATTGAAGAGTTATCTACCTGTGAATTCTTTATTGGAATATCAAGTGGTATTTCATGGGTTACTTGGGCTTTGGATATCCCAACAGTATTGATTTCAGGATTTACTGAAGAGTTTAACGAACCTTATGATAATGTTTATAAAGTTAGTGCACCTGAAAATACTTGTAGAGGATGTGCAAATAAGTTTAGATTAGACCCAGGTGATTGGAATTGGTGTCCAATAAATAAGGGGAATGATAAAATGTTTGAATGTTCTAAAAAGATAACATCTGAGATGGTAAAAGATAAAATTATTGAATTACTTGGTAAGTAATTCAATAATGTCTTTAACAAATTCAACTATACCATAGATAGTGAAACTAAATACTAACACCCCAATTGCGACTTGAGGAACGATACTTTGTTTCATTTTATCACATTTAGTACATTTTTTTTCTTCGGTTTTTTTTAAATTTTCCATATTCTGTGTTATTTATAATTATGAACCTTTTAAGTTGTATAGTAAAAATAATAAATGAAGAAAGGATTGGAAAGCTTTTTGGAGATATTAAAGTTAAAGTATCTATTGAAAACTCGGCGCACGGAAATACACAAAGGTATAGACATGGTAAAGATGAAGTAATTACTAATGATGAAATCTTAAGTTTATTAAACCTTGGACTACCTGAAATATTAAGAGGTATTAAAGAGGGAGAGTTAGGACAAGATTCATCAATAGTAGTTTCACAAAAAGATTATCCATTCCTGAATGTTATTACCAATTTAGAAGAACAAGATTGTTATAATTTTCAAATTAATATTGTCACTACCATACGTAAGAAAAGATTTTACACAACTGGTAAAAACGATTTCCAAATTTACGTATAAATAAAAACCCCCAAAACATCCGATGTAATGAGGGTTTCTATCTTTTTCACCTAACGGTTGAGGCTTTTGCCTTTGAACACACCGGGGTTCAATTCCGACTTAATGATTTGGTTGGGTTATTAAGTTGACCCCATTCGTTTAACTTGAATACAAATATAAATAGAATATCCCGAATAAAAAAATATATTTTAAACTTTTTTTGACATATCTTTGTCGTATGAAACAGGAAATACTACCACTTAACTTACGTCACGTCGCTCAAATTGTGAGACGAAATATGATTACAAAAGTTGTACCATGCGGCAAGGAGTATTCGCGTAAAAAACTTAAGAAGGTTGATATCTACCAAGATTAGAATTATATTTAGATAAAAATTATTTTATGGCATTATCATATATTGGAGGTAAGAGTAAGATAGGTAAGTGGATTGTCCCATTCTACCCAACAGATATGGAAACGTATGTTGAAACATTTGGTGGTATGTTTTGGTGTTTCTTCAACATGGATTTAAAACAATATCCTAATTTAAAAAGAGTTGTTTATAACGACTTTAATCCTTTGAACTATAATTTGTTTATGTGTCTTCAGGACCCTGAGACTCTGTTATCCTCAATTAATAGTATCCCATGTCAACAACAAGGTGTGGAAGTAACACCACCAGTTTATAAAGAACAATTTAATGAGTTTCAAAAGGAAATTTTCTCTCATGGTTTAACAATTAACTATCCTGATTATGGTGTTGCTGCGAAGTATGCTTATGTTCTGACACAGGTTTTCAGTGGTTCAAAACCTGAGACATCAAGTTTTATTGATTTAAAGGGAAAGTATAAGTCAAAATATCTTACCTTTAGAGATAAATTATCTAAACCTGAATGGGTGGAACATTTCAATAGAATATCAGAGTTTAGATTGGGTGATTTTGAAGATGTTATTAAAGAGTTTGATAGTCCAACAACATACTTTTATGTTGACCCGCCGTACTGGAAAACCGAGAACTATTACTCAAACCACGATTTTGATAGGGAAGACCACGAAAGATTGGCTGATTGTTTGAAAGGTATTAAAGGTAAGTTTAGTTTATCTTACTACGATTTTCAGTTGTTGAATGAGTGGTTCCCAAAGGAGGAATACAAATGGGAGAAGAAAGAATTTGCTAAAGCCGCGGCAGCAAAGAAAGGAAAGGTACAAAATATGGGGGAAGAACTATTAATTATGAATTATTGATATATTTATATAAAAACTTTAGAAATGAAATTTACTAATATCTTAAAAAACATTATCTTAGAAGATTCAAGATTTAATCTTCTATATGATAAATTAGTTGACAAAGGTGGTAGAAAACCTGAACCTGGTAAAATCCCTTTTGAAACATTGAGAACTATTATCTTTGCTGACCCTACTACAAGAGCTCCGCAAAGCTTACTTCAAAATATTGATAGTCTAACACCTGAACAAATGGAAATTGTTAAGGTTGGTAAGTATACTAACTGGATATTAAAGAATTTCTTGAAACCATCATTTAGTGATGAAAGAGCGGATGTTGAAGTTGGTTCACCTGAATATAAACAATTAGTTAAAAGATATCGTGACTTATACCTTGAGGATTTATACAAGGTTACTGACGACTTAAAGAAGTTTGAGAGATTCAAAGGTCAATTAGAAGCTGACAAAAGAGATATTAATAAATTGACTGTTGATACATTATTTGATGCGGTTAAGGACTTTAAGTTAGAAAAAACAAAAGGAACAAAACAAGAAAAAGAAGAAGCTAAATCAACTTACCAATACCCTGGTTCAACGATTGCATTTAAAGGACCAAACTGGACTGTTGTTAAAATTGAAGACCAAACTGAACTTGGTAAAAACGCGGCTTGTTTCTTTGGTGGTTATCACGAACCTGATATGGGTGAAACAAGATGGTGTACATCTTCACCTGGTTTAAGTTACTTTAACACTTATATCAAACAAGGACCATTATATGTAATTCTACCTAATCAAAGTTCTGATTTGGGTAAGAAATCAGGTCTACCTGTTGAAAGATACCAATGGCACTTTCAGTCTAATCAGTTTATGGATAGAAACGATAGAAATGTGAATATTGTTGAAATGTTACAAGGTAAGTTGGCGGAACTTAAAGAATTCTTCAAACCTGAATTTGCTAAAGGATTGGCAAAAGAGAATGGTAAGAGAGTTGATATTGTTTATCCTGAATCTTCAGCAGGTAAGTTCGTTGGATTATATGGATTTAAAGAATTATTTGACAACCTACCAGATGACTTGGAGCAATTAATTATCCAAACTTCAAAAAACATTAAAGAAACAATTGCTCTTGAGGTTCCTGAAAGTATTGGAAGATTTGATAAGTTACAAACACTTTTATTAGGTGGTATGGTTAAATCTGTTCCTGATAGTATTTGTAATTTGACAAGTTTACTATTACTTGCTTTACCAAACAACCCTCAGTTAACGACTATCCCAACGTGTATTAAAGATTTACCTATGTTAGGTTTCTTAAATGTAAGTGGAAGTAATGTTAAACTTCCTGAAGAACTTAAAGATGTTTTACATGAGGAAGGTGATGGTTATTATTATGTAGTTTAATAAATTAGTTATATCTTTGTTTCCTAATCTTACTGCCTATGAAAAATGTAGATGCGGAAATTTACTTAAATCAGTTGATAGGGTTCTTCGAAAAGAACCCCAACGATTTGATTGACTTAATCGGGAAACTTAAGAAAAATACTTTCTACGAAAGGGTTAAAGAAAAAGTTTACGAAAACCTTGATAATGGTTTGGAACTTATCCTTACCCAGCAACAACTTATTGATATTGTTGTAGGTATGTACGATGAGACAAACAAAACTGTTAAACCATTAGAAATAAAAACACCTGTTATCAAAACAAATTACGGAATTATTTGGCTTAACTAAGAAAGTGTTGTATATTTGTAGTCATAAACAAATAAACACTATGAACCTACAAGATTTAAAAACAACAGTACCAGCATTATTCCAAACTGAAAAACTTTCAAAATTATCTGACCGTTACACCATGGTTCCTACCATTGATGTAGTTGACAAGTTCATCCAAAACGGATGGCAAGTAAGTGGAGCAAAACAAGTGGGTAAGAGCTCATTTGGTAAACACCAAGTTCGTCTTCGTAACGCAGAACTTCCACAAGTAGGTGACTCGTTATTAGAGGCGGTAATCACCAACTCACACAACGGAAGTTCAACTCTTCAAGTAGGTGCAGGTTTATTCCGACTTGTATGTAGTAACGGTTTGACTGTTCCTGTATCAACTTTCGGAGATATGAAACAAACACACTTGAACTTGAGTATGAGTGATGTTGAATTGATTACTGAGCAGTTCGTATTAAACACTCCAAAAATCCAAAAGTCAGTAACCCGTATGATGGAAGTTACTATGGATACTGAAAGAAAGATTGACTTCGTATCTAAGGCGGTTGGTATCCGTTGGAAGAACACCGAGGATATTTCAACTCTAACTTTGGAGACAATCATTGACCCACTTCGTGATGGTGATAGTGATGATAACCTTTGGACAACCTTCAACGTAGTACAAGAGAAGTTAATCCGTGGAGGGTTCATCAAACAACAAGGACGTAACACTCGTTCAGTAAAGGGTATCCAATCCTTGAATATGGATAACATGATTAACACAAAACTTTGGGAACTAGCTGAAACATTTTGCTAATGGACAACCTATTCACACTCATCAACGAAAAATATTATGTCGGTCACTATCTCCCCTACAATTCGGTGGGGGAGATTACTGATAGTATTCTTGTAGAACCATTTGGTTTGAAAAATAAATATCATGCGAGAGAGTCTTTTGACGGTAAGCATTATGTTTATACATTTGATAAATCAGTTAATAACGATAAAGAGGAGTTTGAAAAAAATTATGGTAATCCTCTTTGTGATGTAACTGTTTTTAGAAGTACTTTTGTTGTTGAGGAGAATGAAGATAAGGTTTGTTTAAAAGTATTCTATTGTGGAAAACACAGAAAGGCTGGTGAAGTATTTTTTCGTAAAAGTACCAAACTGAACTACATTACATTTAATAAGAAAACCAATATTTTTACGGTTGGTAAAAACACTGAATACCATAAGAAAAGAGGTAAGGGTAAAGGTAGTGTTGTTAGAAGAAACTCATTTCCGATATCGTTAACTACGGATGGTTATCATTCATTTATGAATGGGTTAGATGATACCAAAACATATAATTTAAAAATTACCGAAGGTATTAATGTGTTTTTATCTAAAATTGGAGCTGAAAAAGTTTTAAACTACATTGAGTTACCGATGTCTTTATTTGGATGCTTGTTGGACAAACAAGGGGTTAAGAAACCTGATAATTGGAGAGGGTATTACAATGTATATCCAAAACCAATTAAAAAAGACTATAAGAAATACGGATTTAAGATGGTTGATGCTTATATGAAATTAAACGATGTAAGTTCAGAGAAAATTAAAAAAGTATTACATAAAGTCCAAAATCCTTGTTTCAAAAGTATTAAAATGTTGATGGATGTCTTTGGGAGAGATTTTATTTTACAAAGACCTGAAGAAGAATTGTGTATTATTTTTAACACTAAAATTGACGAATCACCATTTCAACCTGTAAGACATTATTTTGAAAATTTCGGTAAAAGGGATATGAGTAATTGTTATCAGATTTACTTATTATCTAAAACCGACCATAATTTATCTACTCATACTTTTTACGACCACGTAAGATTTTTTGATATTCTATCAAGAAACGAGCCGATTAAATGGATGTCTAAAACTTTGAAAGAATTTAATGCTGAACATAGTACTTGGTCAGATAAAGTTGACTTTTACACCACAGGGAAATACTCAAGACAATACTCTAATGAATTTGTTGAACAAGTATCAAAACCAATCATAACAAGTGATAAAATGGTATTTAACCCTCTTGTACTACAAAGTAGTGAAGAATATGTTGATGAGTCAGTACACCAATCTAATTGTGTAAGAACTTATCAAGATAGACCTTCATCATTAATTATATCACTTCGTAAGGAAGATGGGGAGAGAATACAGACCTTCAATCGGTACGAATAATAATCAACCTGTTATATTCAAACGAGTTCAGACACTTGGAAGATTTAATGGTTTATTGGATGATAGTTGGGATGATGCGATTTCTATATTGGATAATAGATTAAAAAGTATCTCTAATGAAGTGTGGGGTAATCCTATAGCTGAGTTTGTTACTGGTGGTGGAAGAAAAGAATACAACTTTATTTTTGATAAAGACGGACAACTTAACTGGGGACATTTAACAAATTCAATTGACATTGGAGATGATTTACCTTACATTGACTTTGAATGGTAAACGAAAAAAAGATATTTCTATTTGAGGATAGACTGTTGGATAAAGAAGGACTTTTATCAATTCTTCAGTTATCTGATGGACACAATCTTTTACCTAATGATTTTTTGAAAAGAGATAACATAGAAAAAGTTTTTATCAACTCAATCATGTATAGTGATGGTGAGGTTTACTCCGATTTAATATGTAAACTACCCAACGGTAGTTTTATTTATTTATCTAAAGCAGATGGGGTTGAGTATAAAGTAAAATTATATTATAACGCTGACAAGTTGAGTGAGGTTAAGTTCTTCTTAACTCAACTTTTGAAACAAAAAAAGGAAAGTAAAAATATTTAAAAGTATGGAACAATTAACAAGTAGTCAGATACAGGAAAAAATTAACAACGGGGAAGATTTTATATTAAAGATGTATGCCACATGGTGTGGTCCCTGTAAACAATTAACAGAAGAATTAAAGAAAATCACAACTGATGTGTCAATCTATGAGTTTGATGTTGAGAGTGATATTAATTTCTCAAAGAGTTTGGGTGTTAGAAATGTACCAGTTTTAAAATTCTATAAAGAAGGTGTTGATACTCACACGATGGTTGGTTTAAAACCTGCTGATATGGTATCATCATTAATCACTGAACACATTGAGAACTAATGGCTAATTTATTGGTTGCATATACAATGAAAGGTTGTCATTGGTGTACGGAGTTTAAAAAACAACTTAAAGAAAATAAGATTAAGTTTAAGGAACGAGACATTGAAAAATACGAAGAGGAGTATAACCTTTTTGTTGAAGTCACTGGTAATGATTTTGTTCCGGCATTTATGATTGTGGATACTGTAACAGAAGATGCTAAGTTATTCGCTCCCGACAGAGATTTCCAAGATATAAACGAAGCTGTTGGAATTATAAAAAATATTTTGTAGTTTTGTTCCATGAAGGAACTAACATTTAAAAAGAAAGGGGTAGTTCATACCCCTTTGACATTTTGGCAAGTTGACCCAACATCAAAGATTGCTATCTATCAAGGTGGAAGAGGGGCTCGTCCTGATTTGGATTTCATAGTAAAACATAAGGAGGAAGGTAAGAGATTACGGACACCATCACATACACATTGGATTGTTGATTTGATTGCTAAGAAACAATGTGCTCCGAATGTTATTAAGGGTTTTATTGATGACCTGATAAAAATCTATGATGAGACCGAACCATTTAATTGTGAGACATCAAGGGATACCTACAAGTTACAGTATGTTAATAAACTCACATCAAAGTATCTTGAGTTACAAGGATGTGGTTATTATTCTGTTGAAGTTTTAATTTCTTTTGTTGAGTTGTTCTCCAAGTGTGAAAAACAAACACCAGATGCGTTCATGTTTAGAAACCTATTGGTGATGGTTAAGGGGTATATTGATGGTGATAGAGACTTCTACCAAATCGTTGGTTATTCTAAACGTGTTTAAATAACGTTCAGGAACAATTTGGACGGTAGTTGGTAGTCATCTGATACCTTACCTTCAAAGTTGTCGTTTAATATCGATAGGAGAAGTTCTGAACTATAGTAACTATCTGATTTTACCTTTGTGAATTTCAGGTTACCTTCATTACTTTCAAATTCCAATTTAATGTTTCTGAACTTAAAGTACGGTTGTGATTTCTCCGAGATTTTATAAAGGTAAGAATAAAGATTACCTAAATAGTTTTTAGAATAACCGTGAGGGAATGTTGATTGTATGGTTATTGATGATAGATTGTTTGTTGTGAAAGTTTCAGGATATTCAAATACGAATTTTGTATCCTCAAAGTTTGTGTCTTTGGTATCATAATCTATGATGTCCAATGTTTTAAGATTAAGAGCTGTTAAATCAGAATAGTTATTTTGTTCTTGTTCTATGAACTTATCTGTCAGATTGTAACATCCATATATTTTTGGATTCTTTGTATAACCTTTGATAATAAATAAACTATTACAATCAACAACTGATAGTTTTGTTTTATAAGTGTTATTATCACTTATTTCTTGACATAAGAAATCTGCAAACTTATTAACAAATTCTTGATTTAAAATACAACTCTCTTTTTCCATGTCCAATTTTAGAACTAAAATTTTAAAGGTTAAAGTGTAAATAATTTTTTGTGTTATTAGAAATAACTATTAAATTCAATATTAAGACATTTTTTAACGTCACCTAAATCGGGGTAGTCAGGAACTCTTCCAGAACTCAACCAATTTAAATCACCATTTTCAAATAAACTTTTAAGTAGGTTGATGTAACCTCCGTAATAATTTAAATTTTCATATGGGTTATTTACGTTACTTTCAAACCAAAGTTTAATATTATTATGAGCAGTTTTTGTAACTTCATATCTTACACCCCATCTTTCTGTTGATGTACTTTTATTGTAGTCGTGTTTTTTGTATTTATACTCTTCTGATTTTTTACTATCAATAACCTCACCGACTAATTGTCCTATAAGTGAGTCATACAATTCGTTAGCATAAACCGACCCATAACAATTTGAGTATAATGAATATAATTCACTTCTTATATCTAATCCTAAGTTCATTATAAAGTATTCAACACAATCATTATCTTGTAAAAGTTTAGTGATTATCTCTTCATTTAATTTTAAATTCGACTCATCACCTTGTTCTATTGCTAAATCTTCTATTAATTCAGGAGTTAGATGTTCGATAGATAAATTACCAATTTTAAGTAAATCTTCTTTGATATAACCTCTAATTTCTTCTTGGTATTTTGGTTCTAGTTCTTCATAAATATCTTTGAACTCATCACCTGTTACGTCATCATATAAATAACCATCATAATCCCCATTTAATATTTCGGCAATTCTATCTTCACTAATATCGTTTCTACCACTACTAAAGAATTGTGCCAGTTCACCAGAATCTTCTAAATCAACATAATATTTCCCATCAATTTCAGTTATATCTGAAAATTCCATTTCCATCATCTTATAGATGTAATTTGGGTCTTTTTGTATTAACTGATAAATTATTTTATTTTGATAATCCGACCAGTCATTATTAAAAGGGTCAATGTAATGTGTTAAATTATTTTTAATTATTAACTCAAAAAATTTATCAAAACCACCTATGGTGTTTTCAATATCCTCTTCAGTAACATCTCCGTTTTGGAATAGAGTAATAAGTTTTACTAACTTATTTTGGAAAGCTGTTAGTACGGGTTTTTCCTCTTCTTCGTTTAAGTTTTTGAAAATTTTAAATTCCATAATGATAAATATAAAAAAAGGGGAAAAATTCCCCTTTTAGTTTTCTTATGTTGCGGGAAAGATTATTTTCCACATCCGCAACCACCACCGTTGTTGTTCTTCATTGTTTTTAATTTATTAGAGGTTTATTACTTTTTCTTGTTTTTGTTGTAGTACTTATCAATAGTACTTTGAATTGCTGTTCTGATACTCTCAGTTCTTAACTTTTTCACCTGTTCAGGTGACGCACTTTGTTTTTTACATCCACATCCCATATTGTTGGTATTTTATTATAAATATTTACCACATGTGATTTAATAGTAAATAATATAGTTATTTTAATATTTATTAATATAATTTTTATCATGAGAGTTAATATAGATATATCACAAATACAAAAGGTTGTTCAGATGTTGGTTGAGGAAGAAGGACAAGAGAGTGTTGTTATAACACCTGAGCAATATATTGACTTATTAAAGTTTACTAACTATAACGGTAAATTGGTTCAAAATATGAAACAATTCAGAGGTAAACGAATTGTTATTGATGGTGACTTAAGTTTGAGAAATACGGATGCTAATAACATTACAAATATCACAGTTAATGGTGGTTTAGATTTATCATACACTCAAATTAACTCTCTTGAGGGTCTTATATACAATAATATTTCAACATATGGAACACCGTATGAAAAAATTCAAATCAAAAAACAAAGACAGATTGAATTAGCCAAACAAAACGATTTACGACAAGAGGACGAATGGAATTTAGAAACTGCGACTAGTGAGATTGCGATTTTGGCAAATGTTTTATTTGAGTATCTGACTTCATCTTTTGGTCTTTATGAGGCTAAAGAACCTAATCATGATGCAAGGTTACAGGAACTTTATACTGCAAAAGAAAGAATGGAGGAAATTGAGAAAGAAACAGAAGATAATGAAAATCTGATGGATTTAGAAGCGGTTGAAGAAGAAATTGAAGAACTTGAAAAAAGAATTGACTTATATAATTTGGTTTATGATTACAAATATTATAGTATGAGAACTTTTTATTTGTTAACTGACGAATTAGAAGAATCAAAAGAAAGATGGGCGGTTGGTGATAATTATAGAACCCACATGTCGGCATATGAAAGAATTGATGAATTGATTGATGATATCGGAATAAAAGGTTTTAATTCTAGTTTTGTTGAAGATTATATTGATATTGAAGAACTTAAGGAAACTTTTAGAGACGATGAAGAAAATAATGTTAGAGAAAACCTTGAAGACTTTTTTGACGAGGAAGATTTTGAATATTCCGACCCGGCAGTTCAAGAAAGGATTGATGAAATTGAATTGTTTTTAGAAGATTCTGAAATAGACCAAGAAAAAAAAGATGAATTAAATGAAGAACTTGATGAGTTAAGAGATAGTGATAAAACTGTCCCTGAAAATTTAATTGAGGAAAAGGTTGAAGATTTAATTAATGATTTGGTTGATGACCCTGCGAACGTAATTGAAGAATATGGTTTGAATATTGAAAACTTTATAGATATAAAAGGATTTAAAGAAGGGTTAATTCAAACTGACGGTATTGGTCACACACTGAACTCTTACGATGGTGATTACGATACTATTGAATTTAATGATGAAACATATTACATTTTACAAATAGAAGGGTAAAATGGAAACCAAATCAAGAAAAAGAAGAACGAAAAAAAATAATCATTTCAGATTAACAACCGACTGGTTATTAACAGAACCAATTGACTACGAACACAAATATTATATGTTGATGGACTTTTTAAAGTTCTGTGACGATAAGATTGAGAAGTTTGAGTTATATCCATTATTTAGTGAAATGTCATTACACTTGGCTAATCTACAAGTGATGTCTTCGGAATTCAAATACATCGTTGTTAATAAGAAGTTTGAAGTTATTGATGATGAAATACTAATCAATGAACTTAAATTCACACCCATCCCAAAATTAAATGATGATGAGTTGGAAGAATTAAATAAGGTATTAAAATATGCCGGACCAAAGTTTTTTGAATATTTCAATGTCATCAAAGCTCTTTGGACATTAACATACGACTCGGTTTCAATCAAACACACCAACGAAAATAAGAAACAGGATTTAGAAAGAGGTTACTTCTTCACACTTAACGGGAACAACAAAAGGATTTGGAAGTATACAACTGGTGGTATTGATACGGTTAAACACGACAGTAAATTTGCGGTTCAGTTGATATTTGATGGGGAAAGTAAAAAGGTAATTAGAACAATATTAAATGAATTAACACAAGATATAAGTTTACCCATCTTTGAATTAATGTCTTCCAACGACCTACCATTTGAAAATACACTCCTACCAATCTTTAAAAGAAAGGTATTAAGTTACATAGTTCAGAAAAAAACAATTGTAAATCTAAAAAAAGATTAATATATTTGTTATATGGGATTCAACAAAAAAATAATAGGAGAAGAACAAATCAAAAGTTTAGAAAAAGATTTAACTATTATTAATCATTATCTCAAAGCCGATTCAATCATTTTCACAAATAACGACGTTGCCAAAAAATTTAAAGAGTATGAGAAACAATATAGACCCGTATGAAGTTCTGTTAAGAAAACTTGAAAAACCAGTTCATATCAATTACATTTGTGATTATATCCTACGAGTTGGAATCGACGAAACAAGAAAACGAATTGAAAAACTTGTAAGTGAGGGTATACTTGAAGAAAGTAAATATGGAAAAGAATATTATGTCAGAACAAAAAGAAATGGTTAATCACCCATCACACTATGGTGGTGAAGATAATCCATATGAAGCTATCAAAGTCATTGATGCTTGGGGTTTAGATAAAGATTTTTATTTGGGTAATGCGGTCAAATACCTATCACGTGCTGGTAAGAAAGACAATGTGGTTCAGGACCTGAAGAAAGCTATATGGTATATTGAAAAAAAGATAGAAAAATTACAGAATGATTGAGAATTATATTAATAAGGTAATCAATGGTGACACCATTGATGTAATGAAAGAGATGCCTGAAGGTTGGGTTGATTTAGTTGTAACGTCACCACCATATAATGTGGGTATCCAATACGACACACATAATGATGAGATTGTTATGGATGAATATTGGGATTGGTCTGAAAAATGGTTAACGGAGGCTTATCGTTTACTTAAAGACGATGGAAGAATGGCTATTAACATACCATATGAGGTAAATGTACAAGCTCGTGGTGGTAGAGTATTCTTTGCCTCTGAGATATATCAGGTGATGAAAAAAGTTGGGTTTAAGTTCTACGGTATTGTTGACCTTGAAGAAGACTCGCCACATAGAAGTAAGACAACTGCTTGGGGTTCTTGGATGAGTCCATCGGCACCTTACATTTATAACCCAAAAGAGTGTGTTATTCTTGCTTATAAGAAAGTTCATATTAAGAAAATTAAAGGTGAACCACAATGGAAAGGTGAACCTTATCTAACTGAAGAGGGAAAGAACAAAGTTGCTTATTCTGAACAAGATAAGAAAGAGTTCATGGAATTGGTGTTTGGACAATGGAAATACTTTGCTGACACTCGTTCATTAACAAAGGCAACGTTCTCGATGGATATTCCCGAAAAGGCAATTAAGATATTATCATATAGAAATGATATTGTTTTAGACCCTTTCAATGGTTCAGGAACCAGTTGTGTGGCAGCAGTTGTTCATGACAGAAGATGGGTTGGTATTGAATTGAGTGAAAACTATTGTGAAATTGCTAAACAACGAATACAAAGTTTTGTTGACCAAAAGAACCAACAGAAGTTACAATTTGAAAACGGAGTCCAATAAACTCCGTTTTTTTATTTATTTGTATATTTATAATTAAATGTTATTATGAAAAATTCGGAAGTTGTTAAATTTTTACTAGAAACACAAACTCAGTTTAGAATACTACACTGGCAAACAAAATCATTCTCAAGACATGAGGCTTATGGGCGTATTTATGATTCACTTGATGATTTGATTGATAAGTTTGTTGAAGTTTGTATGGGTAAACACGGAAGACCTAGTTTTACAGGCGGTTATACATTAGCGGGTAGAGATATTGAAGAACTTGAGTTAACTGAGTTTATTAATTTAGTATGTGAATACTTGGTGGGATTGTCTGAAAGCTACGACCCAAAGATGGACTCAGATTTATTAAACATT